CTCCGTATAAGGGAGACTCTCTGGAAATCTCGGTAAATATACCGACAACCAGTAAATTGGGCGTCCTACTCGGAAGTAGGGGCTCTATTAATTGGGGGTGAAATGTAGTTTTTCACGCTTTAGACTTAGTCTAAATGAAAAACGGGTGGTACCCTATGGTCTGCCGTCCCCGAAAGGGAACAGCGGAGTAGGGCCTCCTTTATAACATCAAATACTAATGTCCTTCGTCTGTAAACAGGCGGTAGACAGAGGTATTCGATCCAGTAGTGTCTAGATACCAAGATTGGCACCTTGGACAAACGTCTGGAGCTATTGGCAGATTAGCCAACTATATATATAAAATTAATGAAAACCAATCTCTTAGATAAAAATCTAAAAAGAAAGGCGGTCACTAATCTTAAACTATATAGTTCTGTTTATAAAAGGAGCTCTATGATCTCACTTTCAGATGGAAAACATCTGAAGTTAGTGTTGAAGGAGATTGGGTGACGTATAGTCACTCTATCTTTCTTAAGCACTAAGGAAATCAACCGTTTCAGACTATTGCATAACTTTGCTGTATTCTTAATCAAAATGACTAAAAATCATGGCGAAGTATATACAGTTAAATATCTGAAGGCTTGTCAACTATCAATTCAGAAAAAGTTAGCGGGTCAACCTTTCTCTTCTTTGAGAGAGATTGAACCGGACTTTAACTTTCCTCGTTTATCCAAATCGGGTCTTCCATCAATCATTAAGTTGAGAGATAGAAGTTCGATATGTAATGGATCCTACAAGGTTATAAGATTCTACCTTTCTTTATTCTCTTTGTATAGAATAATAAAGATAGACTTTAAACCTAAGTTAGAAACTATTACAAAAGGATTTGAGGGATCTTTATACCACCTTGATGACTTTAACAAATGACTGGAAGTTACTTCCAGGCTATTGTTACAAAAGTTCTCAAGTTGTGACATAAAGGACCTGACTGCATATCGGATTCTTCCGATTATGAAGTCTAGTCCACAAGGATCAAAAAGTTATCGTCACTTATTGACTTCTTATACTCTAATGAAAAATTCTCATATTTTTCCTAAAGTATTAGAATATCTTAAGCTAACGTCTTCTCAGAATATTTTGACTCTATTTGAGAACTTAGACTATATTATAAAGAAATATAGTTTGAGTTCGATAGGGTCACGTAATGACTATCTAGGTGCTCTTGCTTTTAAGGAAGAAGCAGCTGGGAAATTGCGTATCTTCGCAATGGTTGATATAATAACTCAATCATTACTGGAGCCGCTACATCACAAGCTGTTTAGTCTCTTCAAGAAGATCCCTAATGACTGTACACATGATCAAAGTCGTGGATTCCGCCTTGCCCAAGAGTTATCTCTTAAGTACGGCTGTTCCTACGGTTTTGACTTGTCCGCAGCCACGGATAGATTACCTGTATCTTCTCAGGCTGCTATATTAAATTCAATGTTTGGATCTAATATAGGTAGTCTTTGAAGAAGTATCCTTTCTGAGAGGGAATTCGTTATTCGAGAGAATAAGTATTCTGTCCCAGAGGGAACTGTGATCTATTCGGTTGGTCAACCTCAGGGAGCCTTGTCATCTTGGGCAATGCTTAATTTAGTTCATCATATGATGATCCAATTTATAGCACTCCATATGGATAAGGTCCTCTTTGGTTCCTGGTACCAGGATTACGTGGTTTTAGGGGACGATTTAGTACTGTTCGACAAGGATGTAGCGGATCAATACCTTCTATTGTGTAAACAATTGGGGGTAGAGATCAACTTGTCCAAGTCGGTAATAGCTAAATCAAAACCTGTAGTTGAGTTCGCGAAACGTACGTCTATAAACGGAGTTGATGTTTCTCCTCTTCCATTCAAGGAATTATTAAGTAATAATTCTTTTTTTGGTAGATTGAGTATATCTACTCGTCTAATACGTAACAATTGAGGGAAGGATCTATTCAAATTGCTAGTTCTGTCTAATAAAAGACAGAGGTCTAGTAAAGTGGATGTGATCTATCCTTTCGTTGGTTTCTTGACTCAACTATATCAAAATAAAGTTATTCCTCTTTCAAATGTATTATCTTTAATTACTAATAGAGATAAGCCATTGGCATTCTTTGGTAGAAATATCAATTGAATGTCTCCGGATCTTATTTCTAAGGTGGTTAAACATTATTTGAAAGAGGGGCATTTCAACGTGGAAATGCTTCCTATAAGAGAACGCTTCTGATCTGAGTTTAATTCTATAACTTTCAAGAATATCATCTTACACAAGATTTCTGATTTATCAGATCGTCTTGGTAATATGAATCTGGAGAGATTAAGAATAAATCTTTCAGACCGGATGGTCACTTCCCCTGAATTAGAGAGATTTTATAAGAATCTTGTTGATTCAAATAAGTCTCTTGAATTAGGGTTAGCTCTATGCGATAGATCTTATTGAAGTCATCCTTCCTTTTCTTCTATAAAAAAGATGTTTATGGACATTAATTATGTCTTTAACATTTTTTATATGGAAAAGGGTGACAGATATGAGAATATTAATCATATTAGACTAGGAATGACAGTAGACCTTTCTTATGGAAATGTTACCAGAGGAACTCTTGGTCCGTGATTACGGCATCAATCTAGTTTTAAAAATTTAAAAAATTATTATAACTCGAAAGAATTCGCTGATCTAAGATTGGAGTCCCTGTTGGAGTGTTTGGATTTTCTGACAAACAAGATTACTTCCCTTACATTCTTTTATCCAAAAAAAGAAGATGATAACAAGTTAAAGATTGATAATCCTCTTAAAGTCTTAGACTTTATTAAAGATATTAACAATCCGAAATATGTTGTTACTTCTGATTTTGTAAAGTTTAAAGGTCAGTATTTTATCTCTGACACGATAATGGATGAGTCTCCAGGATTTAAACCAAAGTTTGACTTTGGAATGAAACCTAAGATTAACATCAAGATCATGTAAAAGATCTCCTGTTTGTTTTCAGTACTATATAAAGATATAGCACCTAGAACTTTCGAAAGGGTCAGGAAAACGG